TTGGTTGATTGCAATAAGTTACAACTAATCACAACACCAAAATCGATAACGTTACGATAAATAATATTGATTGTCAGGTTGTGTCTAAACTTTTACAGCAACAAAGATGCCTATTTTATCCAGCAATAACCCCACGCTCGCCGATGTGGCGAAACGCACCGACCCGAACGGCAAAATCGATACCATCGTTGAGCTGCTCGCCGAAAGTAACGAAGTGCTCACCGATATGACCAGCCTGGAAGGCAATCTGCCGACCGGCCATCGCACTACGGTACGCACCGGCTTGCCCGAGCCGACTTGGCAAAAGATTACCGATAACTGCGGCATGCTCGAAGCCTTCGTCGAAGTGGACAAAGCGCTGGCCGATTTAAACGGCAATACCACCGCCTTTCGCTTATCCGAAGACCGCGCCCATCTGGAAGGCATTAACCAGACCATGGCGAGCACGCTGTTTTACGGTAACGAAGGCACGCAACCGGCGGCCTTTACCGGCCTTGCCCCGCGTTACAACAGTCTGACGGCGGAAAACAAGGACGCGATTATCAATGCCGGCGGCACCGGCGCGGACAATACCAGTATCTGGCTGATTGTCTGGGACGCAAACACCGTGCACGCCATCTACCCGAAAGGCTCAAACGGCGGCCTGCATATGAAAGACCACGGCGAAGTGACCATTGAAAACGTCGACGGCACAGGCGGGCGGATGATTGCCTACCGCACCCATTACCGCTGGGATTTGGGCTTAACCGTGCGCGATTGGCGCTACGCGGTGCGCATTTGCAATATTCCGCTGTCGCAATTATCCGGCAATACCAGCGCCGTGATGGATACGCAAAAAGCCTTGGTACGGCGCATGGTCGAGGCTTCCGAACGTATCCCTGCACTGGGCAAAGGCCGCGCCGCTTGGTATGTCAACCGCCATGTCAGAGAAGCGCTGCGCTTGGGTATTTTGGAAAAAATCGCGGGCAACCTGAGCTGGGAAACCGTCGAGGGCAAGCGCGTAATGACCTTCGATGACATCCCCGTGCGCCGTACCGATGCACTGCTCAATACCGAAGCAAGGGTGGCTTAAGCCTTGTTTGCCCTCTCCCCTAACCCCTCTCCCATTGATGGGAGAGGGGAACTTAAAGCCCCCTCTCCCGCACGCGGGCGAGGGGAGTTAGTCCCTGCCTTGGCCTGCGAGAGGCGCGTTCTTGTTCCCCTCTCCCGCGTGCGGGAGAGGGGCTAGGGGAGAGGGCAAGCCCGCGCCACGGTTTTTTAACGAAACAAAAGGAGCACTACCATGTTAATTGACTCACGATTGGAGTTTTCCAATAACCAAGCCGTCACCGGCAGTAATCCGGTGGCATCCACTAACCAATTGCCGGTGCCGAAAAACTTAGGCGCGGGTCGCCCCGTGTTTGTCATCGGCCAACTGGCCGCGGCGCAAGCGGCGGCTTTAACCGTTAGTTTGGAGACCGCCGATACCGGCGCGATGACCGGCGCGGTTTCGGTCGCCAGCGCCACTATTCCCGCAGGCAGCCCCGCCGGAACGCGCTTTGTGCTCGGCGTGCCGCTCGCCAATAAACCCTTTGTGCAGCTTAAATACAGCGGCGCGTGCACCGTGTCCGCTTGGCTGTCTGACCAAGAGCCGGTCAGTTGGAGCGCTCATCAGGCGGTGCTCTGATGAAAACCGTCATCGCCAACAAAACCGGCTTCTACGGCGGCGCTCTGGTCTTTGCGGGCAGCACTTTTGAGGTGGACGATGAGGAGCAAGCCCGCTGGTTTGACGACCTAAACCCGCCCGCCGAAGTTGCGCCAGAACCTGAACCGCAAGCCTTAAGCAAATCCCGCAAAAAAACCCGCGAGGAGGCCAGTGATTTAACCGCTTAAAAACAAAACCCCCGCCAGTTGGACGCTGGCGAGGGTTTTCGATTAACCCCATACGCAAATATGGAGAAAAGCATTGCTGGGTTTCGATTTTAATGGAGTGGCTGCAATTATGAAAGCCTCGACAAAATTGTCATTAGGACGTTTTCTGGTGCTGGCGGCGATAGGCACGATACTGGCCGTATCGGTATTGACCTTTGCACTGGCCGCACTCAGTACAGCGCTGCCTTGGGAGCGCATCCTGTCATGACCTTGACCGAAAAACGCTTGGAAGCATCCGGCGAGTTTTCGCCTTTTTTACGATTTTGCATCGGCATAGGGATTTTACTGCTCTGTGCAACCCCTTTTATTTACGCTATCCGCTGGTGGTGAATAAAAATGGGTAAACCCCCGTTTCTTAACGCCTGTATCGGCTTAAGTGTATTGATTTTTACTGTCTGCTATAGCTTGTCGCTATTGGCTGACAGGCTGCCTCGGGAGCGCCTGCTGCCGTGAAGGCTTTAAACCAAGCGCACTTCAAGCCGTTTGCCCAAAGCGCGGGCGTAGCGCCTCAAGGTAGACAAAGACGGCGACGGTCTGCCAGTGACCAGTGCGTTTTCCAGCCGCGCGACGGCAGGGGCTTTTGTACCCATACGCTGCGCGACCTGCGCTTGCGTCAATCCAGCCTCGGCACGGGCGCACAACAGGGTATCCAGATGCGGCATTTCTTCACGTTCCAGCCGCTGCACCTCATCCGCGACGACGGGATTTTGCAGCGCTTTTGCTATCAGTTCGTTATGCGTCAACATTTTTCACCTCTTTCAATCGGTGCTGCGCCAGCTGTAAATCCGCCGCCGCTATTTTTTGCGACTTCTTCACAAAGCAATGCAGCATCACAATCTGCCTGTCCGCCAAAGTGCAGTAGCACACACGCGCTATACCTTCTGCGCCTTTTAAGCGAAGCTCAAACAAACCACCACCCAATGCCTTGGTATGCGGCTCACCTAAGTTTGCGCCGTGCTGCTGCATCCGCGAAGACAGCACCACGTACCGTGCCAGCAGCCGGGGCGGCAACGCCAGTATGTCCGCCTGCACGGCTTCGCTGTAATAGGCAATGGAATAGTCCATGCGCAAATAATAACCGATTTGTTATTTTTCAACCAATACTTAGGAAGCGCTCATGCCCTCTGCCTTAACCCTCTGCCAACTCGCTTTGTCGTTTATTGGCGATAACGCGCGTATTACCAATATCGACCCACCCGATGGCAGCGTGCAGGCTTCACTCTGTGCGCGGTTTTATCCGCAGGTAAGAGATAGCTTGCTCTGCCGTTATCCGTTTGCCTTTGCCTCGCGCTGGCAGACGTTGCCCTTGCTGGACGCGAAAAACGGTCTCTTTTTTTATGCGCTGCCTGCGGATTCGATACGGCCGGTTCGGCTGCGCACTAGCCGTGCATTTACCGTCGATAGCCAAAGCCTTATCACCGAGGATACCGGCGGCGAATTGCTCTACTGCTTTGTGCAAACCGACAGCGAGCGCTTCTCGCCGCCGTTTAGCGAGGCGCTGGCTTGGCATTTGGCGGCGGATTTGGCCGGTGCGCTGATAAAAGGGCAAAGCGGCGCGGCGCAAGCCAAAGAATGCCTGACTACCGGCGAGCGCTTTTTGCGCAGCAGGCGATGACCGAAGACGCACAGGCGCAGCAGGTGTCCTTAAGTGATTATCTGCCGTCCTTTCTTCGTGCCAGAGACTAATCATGGCGCATCCTAAAATCCTTCAACGCGCCTTTTCCGGCGGGGAGTTGTCACCGGAGATGTTCGGGCGTTTTGACGATGCCAAGTATCAGGCAGGCCTTGCCCGTTGCCGCAATTTTTTAACCACGCCGCACGGGCCATTGCTTAATCGCTGCGGTTTGGCGTTTGTCCGTGCGGTGAAATATGAGGACAGAACAACCCGCCTATTGTCCTTTGTCTATTCCGCCGAGCAGACGATGGTTATCGAGATGGGCGCGGGCTATTTTCGCTTTCATACCGACGGGCAAACGCTGGTGGGTGCCGATGGCACGCCGTATGAGATTGCAAGTCCCTATGCCGAAACGGATTTGTGGACGATTAAAACGGTGCAGTCCGGCGATGTATTAACGCTGGTCACGCCGAACCATGCGCCGCACGAGTTGCGCCGCCTAGGGGCGCTCAATTGGGAACTCAAACTCATTGTCTTTGCCAGCGAATTACCCGCACCCAATACGCCGACTGCGGTGGCCAGCGGGCATACGGCGGTGAAATACCAGTACCGCTATCAGGTGACGGCGCACAGTGCGGATGGCAAAAGCGAAAGCCCGCCGTCGCCTGCGGTCGAAGTGGGCGGCAATCTGTTTGAAACCGGCGGCAAGGTCACGATAAGCTGGCCTGAAGTGACAGGGGCTTCCGCTTACAGCGTCTACAAAGAACAAGGCGGTTTGTTTGGCTATATCGGGCAAACCGAAAACGGCCAGATACTGTCCTTGGTCGATGACAATATCGCCCCCGATTTGGGCAAAACCCCGCCGCGCTATGACGAGGTCTTTAACGGCGCGGGCTACTATCCGGCGGCGGTCTCTTACTTTGAGCAGCGCCGCGCCTTTGCCAGTACCGATAATCAGCCGCTCAACCTGTGGCTTACGCGCTCTGGTACGGAAAGCATTATGAGTTATTCGCTGCCGTCCCTGCCCGAAGACCGTATCGCGCTGCGTGTAGCGGCCAGACAAGCGAGCCGGATTTTGCATTTAGTGCCGCTTAATCAATTGATTATCTTAACCGCCAGCGCCGAATGGCTGATTTCGACCAACGATACCGATGCGCTGACCAATACCACGATAAATGTACGTCCGCAGTCCTATATCGGCGCGAGCAATGTTGCGCCAGTGGTGGTCAATAACAGTTTGATTTACGCCGCCGCCCGTGGCGGGCATGTGCGCGAACTGGCCTATCAGTGGCAGGCGGGCGGCTTTATCAGCGGCGATTTATCCTTGCGCTGTGCGCATTTGTTCGACGATAAGCGCATCGTCGATTTAGCCTTCAGTCAAGCGCCGTTCCCGATTGTCTGGGCGGTCTCTTCGTCCGGCGAACTGTTGGGGCTAACTTATGTGCCCGAACAAGAAGTCGGCGGCTGGCATGTGCACAGCACACAAAACGGCGCGTTTGAATCGGTTTGCGTGGTCAGCGAAGGCGAGCGCGACGTGCTCTATGCCGTGGTTAAACGCACCTTAAACGGGCAAACGCGGCGCACCCTTGAGCGCATGGGCGGGCGGCATGAGGGCGTAGACGCTTTTTATGTGGACTGCGGCGCAACCTATCGTGGTGCGCCGTCTACCCAAATTAGCGGGCTGGATTGGCTGGAAGGCGAGACGGTTTCCATTTTGGCCGACGGTGCAGTGATAGCACCGCAAACCGTGCAAGGCGGCGCGGTGACGTTACCTGCCCCTGCTGCTGTGGTGCAGGTAGGCTTGCCGATTAGCGCCGAAATGGTCACGCTGCCTTTGGTTTTTGAAGTGGAAAGCGGCGGCTTTGGCAGCGGCCTAATGAAAAATATCAACAAGCTGTGGCTGCGCGTGGTGCACAGCAGCGGCTTTTTGGCCGGTGCTTCGTGGGAGGATTTAACCGCTTACCCGCCACGCCGCCTTGAACCTTACGGCAGCCCGCCTAAGCTGCGCAGCGAAACCTTAGATTTAGTGCTCTCGCCGCAGTGGCAAGACAGCGGACAGCTTTATCTGCGCCATAACGACCCGCTGCCGCTTTCGATTGTTTCCGTCACAGTGGAAGTGGCGGTTTAAAACAAACCTAACCGTTCCCCCGCACGCGGGCAAGGGCGCTTTTTGCTCCCCTCGCCCGCGTGCGGGAGAGGGCAGCTCTGGCTTAGTCTTTTTTACGCGCACCGAACAAAACGCCGCGAATAAAGTCTTTAAAATCATCGTCTTGATGCTCGCCTTCCAAGCGCTCCCATAAGTAACCCACAGTGCGTTTAGGTTGCGCGACCGGCAAGCCCAGCCCGTAACCGGTCGCTTCAATGGCGGCGTTTAAGCGTTTGTGTTCGTCCTCTGTGCCGATAAAGCGGGCTAAGGCATTGCCCACATCGGATAACGGCGTGGTGCCTTTCATCGCCCAGCCTTCCAGCAAACCCTCCGCGTCGCGCAAAACGGGAATGCTTTGCAGCGGATAGGTAGCGATTTTTAAGGCTGCCCATTCGTCCCAATCGTCGTCATCAGCCGCGCCGCGCCCTTGCAATAGCGGCGCGAGAATGGCAGGGACTGCCGCCAGCCACATATAGCGTTCCAGAAACAGCAGCTTGTTTTTTGTGCCGGAGGTATCGCTTTGGCTAATATCGGCCAAGCGGTTAAACAGCAGGCTCTGATAGCTGTAAACAATGGTCAGCCAGCGCATCAAGCCGTGGTCACGCTGCACGGCGGCTAAATCTTTAGCGCCTGCGGCCATTTGCGTTAAGCGTACTGCGCGGTCAGCGGCTTGTACGGCGAGGTCTTGCGAGTGGCCTTGCGCCTGTGCATGGGCAAATGCCCCTAGCCAAGTCGGGTAATCGACTAACGATTGAATAAAGGCAATCGGCTTAAAAGCGAGGCGCTGAATAACCGGCAATACGCCCGTTTTGCCGCTGATACGATTAAGCGTCGCCTTCATATCGCGGTCTAAGTTATCGCTACGGTGGCGCATCTCGCCAGACAGCGCTTTAATCATCGCCGCGCTTTCGATGGGATGGCTTAAAAACTGCGCCATGCCTTTAGCCAGATAACGCCGCCCGCCTTGTTTGGCGAAGTATTCCAAGCTCTGCCCATAGCCTAAAATCTGCGCGATACTGGTCGTCGCCGAAAAGCCCATATAGCCAATCGCCAGATTGCTGCGCAGCCGTTCAGAAAGCCGCGCCCAAGCGTGGATACCTTGGGTATTGCTTAAGGTTTGGCTATTAGCAATGCCTTTAACCCAGAGCATAAACTGGTCAGCGGTGGCGCTGCCCAAGGTATCAATCAGCATCTGCTTAATCTGCGGGTCACTTGCGATTTTCGCGCCGTCGCGCACCGCTTTACGGTGGGTTAAATCGTGCACCACCTGCGCAAGGTGCGGCACCACCACATCCAAGGACAACAGTATCGGCGCAGCAAAGCCCTCAACACGGCTTTTCGTATGTCCCTTGGGCGTCGTAGCGCGGATATAACCGGCTTCCAGTAATTCCGTCGGGCTGCTTTCTTGCACACGGGCATAGGCGGCGGACGACTTGTCATAGACCAAAGGCCAATAACCGCCTTTAAACGTGCCAAAGGGCGTTTCAATCGGCGCAGCTTCGACTGCATCCGGCGCAAGTCCGGTTAACTCGCGCTGCAAGGCTTCAATCGCAGGCCACAGACTGCCGACTAAATCCCATAAATCCTGTACGAGCTGCCAGTCAGCCTGATTTAAATGCGAGAGTGCGCCCGCCAGTTGGCCTTCATCCCAGCCATAGCCGCGCAGTAACTTGGCTTTATTGCTGGCATTGCCGCTATTTAAGGCAACGGCTAAAAGCGCATTCACCGACAGCGACTGCCCGAGGCTATCCACAAACACCGACTGGCGCAGCCTGCCGCGCCCCGCCTCTTTTTGATAGCGCTCTAAACGCGAGGCCAGTTGTTCGGTCAGTGTTTTTTGCAGGCGTGATTGTTCGTTTTGCGCCTCTACAAAGGGTTGCCAGAAGCGCTGCGACCACGCCCCGTCCACCTTATCGCCGTCCAGCCAAGCGATGATTTGTTCCATTTTCAGCAAGGTAGCGACAAAGCCGCCGGCCGTATCTTTGAGTTTTTCCCACAGCGTTACTTGGCTGGGGTCAATCGGCGGTTTTTTGCCCGCCTTGCGGTTTTGATAGCCGCCTTCAATCAGTTGTTGTCTCGCTTCATAAAAATCGAGGCGCTGCCCGCCTGCAATCAACGCATTGTTTTGTTTAGCTAAATGCCACAGATGCTGCGCGAACTCATCCAATTCCACCAATTGCGAGAAGGCCAAGTCGCGCACCGATTGCCGCTCGCGGCTTTGCAGCAAAAACGACGGCAAATAAGGCTCTGTGCCTGCTTCCAACTGGCGCTGATACCAGTCCATCAGAGACGCGCTCTGTTCGGGTTCGCGTGACGACAGGCCAAATTGATATAAAAGCGTATCGATAAGCGCGAGGGTTTCGGCGGACGACTTGCCCAATTGACTACGGCGCGTGTTTTTGCGAAAGGCTTGCAGGCGTTTTACCGCGCTATCGATAGCCGCCCGCGCCGCAACCGCCTCGCGCCATAGATAAAAGTTAAGTAGCTGGCGTTGCTTGGCGGCAAAAGCCGTCTCCAAATCGCCTTTCAATAGCGCATTAAATGCCTCGCGGCCTGCCTTGGCTTCGGCGCGGCGCAGCGCATCGGGGGCAATGCTGCCGACTTGGCGGCGCTGCATCATCTGCCGTGCGGCTTGTTTGAGCACATCGGCGGCGCTGTCTTTACGGCGGGTTTGTTTGCCGAGCGCGGCAAGCTCAAGTTGCAAGACGTTTTCCCGCGCTGCCCCGTGCACCGCAATCAGGGCTTTTTCTGCCGCCTCGCTATTTATCTGCGCACCGAAGCGCTCCAACATACGCTGCGCGGTTTCCTGCTCAATCGCTTCACGGCGGGGCTGCGCCGACAGCAGCGCTTTCACCAGCGCGTCGCTACTATCAAAGCCGAGTAGCGAAGCCGCCGCAGACAGTGACACGCCGTCTTTTTGATGCAAAAAGGCCAGTTTCTTAATCGGTGACGCGCCATAGGTTTTAACCAGTTCGCCGGTATTGAGCTTGAGTTCACCCGAACGCAGCGCTTTTAACGCGGCATAAACCGGCAGCGCATCGACTTCTTCAGCGACTTCTTGGCGGACTTTTTCCGCCTCGCCCTGCCACCATTTTTTACGCGCCGCGCTTTGCTCATTCGTTATCTCGCGCAGTACTTGTTCGCTGGCCTCGCTATGCGCACGCTCGATGCTATCCCGATAAGCGGCAAATTCCGTTTCACTCATCCCCGCCTTTTCGGCGCTTTCAAACAAGGCCAGCGCCGCGCTTTGGTTTTGCGCTTCTAACACCTGCTGTTCACTGGCGAGCAAGCGGCCAAACACCGCGCGTATCTCATCGTTAAGCGAAACATTCAGCCGCGTTAAGTCCTTGTAAACACCGATAATCCAACGCTTAAAGCGCTCAAAAGCCGGTACTAATTCCGCTGAAGGGGCGCGGCCTTCGGCCAAATACGCCTCAAAGCCACGAGCGAACTGCTCGTGTTGTTCTACGGTGAATGCCGCGCCTTCTTTGGCGTTTAGCCATGCGCGAAGGGTGCTTAAGTCTTGGGTTAATTCCGCGTTCGCCTCGCCGGTTGCGACCACATCGGACGCCACCTCCAACCAAAAATGCCCGAGTTCATGCAGCAAGGTTGATAAATCGCGCGTGGCGGAAAGCTGTATCTCAAAGCGCCGAGGCTGTCCGGCCTCTATATCCGCCTCAAAACGAATAGACCCACGCGGGGATTTTGACCGCTCGCCGGATTGTTGTAATTCGGATTTGCTCGCGTCTGGCGGGGTAACTACAATAACGCCATCCCCGCTATCGCTTCGGGCGTTGGAAGGCAGAGTGCTATCAACAATGGCACTGAAATCCCTCGTAGCGGGGTACTTTCTCATTGATACGGCTGCCAACTCGCGCTTGCCGGTACGCACTTCTTCCAGATACAAAACCGTTCCATCCGGCATGCGCTTGATAAACGCTATCTGCTCTTTGCGTCCCTTGGTTTGCGTCCCCAAAATGACAGCATCCGCTTGTTGGACTACCTGCGGCAGGTTTTGAATATCGACATCGGTTAAGGCGAGTTGTCCGCGCGTCTTTTCGATTTTTGGATTGCTATGCCGATTAAGCATATGCCTAACCGCCGAGCCGTCTAGTGTATGGACAAAGCCTTGCAAGTTAAGCCCATACTTAGCCGCTTCTGTCGCCAACCAATCCGTTACCTCGCCTAATACGGTTTTTTGCGGTGCATGGCCGGACTGCTTGGCCGCTTTAATCACGGCAGCAATAGCTTCCTGCTGCAACGTGACCTGTTTGCTTTCAGTGCTGTCTGCGCTTGGTTCTGCCGTGCCGTTTAGCGCGTTAATGACTTCCTCATCGGTCATTGTGGCAAGGTCGAGGCCGCTTTGCGTGATAGCGCTTTGCAGGGTGTTTAGGTCATCAAAGACTTTTTGTAATTCGCTGTTAAGGCGAGAGGCGCTGTACACCGGCTGGCCTTGGCTTTCTCTATCGAGCGCGGCCAGCAGCAAATCCGGCGTGTAGGGTTCGTTCGGCGGCAGATAGCCTTCTTGCTGCGCCCATTCGGCAGCGTGGTCTAAGGTCATCCCATTAGGACGGGTTAAGCGGTTTTTGCCGCGCTTGCCCTTATCCACATCGCGTGCGGAAAGTTCCCCGCCGTCGTCTTTTAGGCCGCCTGCTTTGATAAGCGCCTGTCTTAAGCTATCGCCGAATACCGCTTGTTGCGTGGGAATATCGCCCGCGCGTAGCCTGCCCAACATCAAGGATAAATCCGTCACTTTGGCGGCTTTGGGCTGGCCTTGGTTTTTAATGGATAAATCAAAGCGCTGCTTTAAATCCTGTAGCGCAATGCCGGTGCGCTCTTCAAGGCGCTCCCACGCGGCCAGTTGCAAGCTCGCGTAATGCGAAGCCTCCGTGCGGTTAAAACCGGCAGAAAGCAACTCGCCCAAGGCTTGTTGATAGTGCTGCTCGCGGGAGGTTTCGGCGGACTGGTTTAAGGTTTCTTTTAAATCGTGCAGCCTTTGCGCGTAATCCTCGGCAAATTCGGTGCTTTCCTCTAGCGATTGGTTAGCAAAGCGCACCTTATCTTTTAATTGTTCGTGCTGCTCGCCAAAGGCCAACAAATAATCCGCCGTGGATAACGGCAACTCTTCGCCGGAAGCGGCGGCTTCTTGGTAGCGCTCGCTTAAGCCATCCACACGGGAAAGCAACGGCGCAAGTTCGCCGCTTTGCGCAAGTTCCGTCAAAGCCGACGGTGGCAAAAACAGGCGCTCTAACGGGCTACCTTCAAGCTGCGTTTTGACGATTTCACGGAAGGCTTGCCCGTCACGCAGGCGGGTTTTACTTTCGGCTGCCGCAGCGGCCATCGCATCGAGTGCCGACGCGCCCTGTTTGGCTTGGCGGGCATCTTTGAGATAACCGGCTAAGCGCCTTTGGCTAAATACGCCGACATCCACCGCGCTAAACAAACCGCCGCCGATTATCTCGCGCAGCACCTCGCCGCCGTCCACCTCGCCGGTGGCAAGGTACTGACCAAAGGCCTCGCTCGCCCCTTCGCCCAAGCCTTGAATAGGTATTTGCCACGCAAGGTTAAACGCCTCGCGCTGGCCTTGGGTCAGTACGCGCCCGCGAATTTTAAGCGGCGCAAGCACGCGAGACGCGATACCGCCCAAAGCCAGATCTACCGCCGTTGTGCCAAGGGCTTTTAAATGCGCCTCTTCGGTGGCCTGCTGCATCAGCGCCTCATCACTAAAGGCTTTAAGCAAGCTGGCTTGGTCTGCTAGATTAACGCCGTTTTTTTGCAGCACCTCCAAAAAACGCGCGTTATATTCCGTTCCGTATTCGGTTGTCCCCATTGCCGCCAGAGCCAGCGGCGTACCACCCACAGCGCCGCCTGCTGCCGCTGCCGCCAAAATTGGCAAACTGGATGCTGCCGCGCCCGCGCCGATACGTCCGGCAAACGCCGGATACTCTTTAACCGTTTGCCAATTCGCCTCAAAGCTGCCGAAACCGGCCTGTTGCAGGCGATGAACGCGCAGTTCGGCGGGGTCAAGCGGTAGCGCGTTTAAGTCTTTTTGCCGCTGTGCCAGCCGCACGGTCGTGTCATTCCACGCCTTTTCATCGCCTTGTTTGGCCTGCTCGCGCATGGCCGCGCGTTGTTCTTCATTGGCTCTGTAGTACTCAAAGCCGTACAGATATTTATTGGGATTATCCCAACGCTTACCGCTCGCTTTCGCCTCTGCAAACTCCTTATCCATTGCTAAGTACTGGTCAAGCAAACCGCCGTGCTGCGCTTGGTTTTTCAATAGCTGCACATCACTGGCTTGGCGCAATTGCCACCAACCGCCGTTCCACGCCCCGGCGAGCTTTTCACCCAAGGACAACTTATCGAACGCCGTTTGTTGCCTTGCCTGCTCAATACGCAACATAGCGGACATATCGTCTTGCGCCACCGCCGCCGTATCGCCGCTTGAAAGCGCCTGATAAGTGCGCACGTTGCGTTCCAGTTCCGCTTGCGCGTAGCGATTGCCTTGCTGCGCGAGTTTGAGCAGGGCAAGGGCTGGACTGTCCGCCGCCTCGCTCTCGCTTTCTTTTTCGCTTTCGGCGCGATACAGCACGGGGGCGGGTACATCTAAAATACGGCTTTGCTGCCTTGCTTTGGCGTAGCGGTCGGGATTAACCGACTGCACCGCTTGCAAGGCCGCCAGCGTCTTGCGAAAGCGAAAGTCGCTAGCCTCCATCGGATGCTGCGCCGGTTTTGCCGCCGTTTGTGGCGCGACTAACTCATTCATCGGCGCTGCCCTTCGCCGCTGGCGTATCGATTAAGCGTATGCCTAAGCGCTCTAAAGCATTGGCGTATTCGGCCACAATCGCCCACTCGCTCGCCTCCTCGCCTTTGGCGCGTAGCGTTCGGATAATCGCACGGCGGTCGCTAAGCGGTACGTCGTTTATCGTTAATCGGCTGTCGTTGAGAGAGAGCTTATCGCTCTCTTGCGGCGGCACTTGCCACAGCGGCTTATCGTTATCGCCATACCACTTGCCGCCGCCTTTGACCGTGACCTCCAGCAACAAGCTATCCAGCAAACTTTGCTGCTCGTCCCCGTTTGGCTCGCGTTTATTCTTGGCGATAAAATCATCCACGCGGTCTTGATAAGCGCTGCGAAATAGGCGTTGTTTTTCCAGATTGTCTTTTTGGTTCGCGTCCTTGTTATCGCCGGTTGCGATACCGGCGAGTTTCATGGTTTCGGTTAAACGCAACTCAAAGGCTTTGTCTTGGCGCACGCCGCGCTCATCGCCCGATTCGGCCTTTTGCCGCAAGCGCATATAGCGCGAATAGTCGCTATTGTTTAGATGCACCCGCTCTTGCGAGGGCAGCGTTTTTTTAAGTTCCGCCGAGGACATATTCATCAGCGCATCAAAGCGCTGGTAATTGGTTTGCGGCTCTTTGCCTTTGGCGAGCACATCGTCCAAATCCCACAAACCTTTGCGCTGCTTGCTGCTAAGCGCCGCGCGCAAGGCCGGGGTTAGCGCGGCAAAACCGCTTGTCTCAACGACTTTTGCCGCCTCTTCATAGAGCGCGTTTTGCTGCGCGTCTTCGGCTTCCTTAAAGCCTTTAATCTGCGCCTTGACCTGCTGTCTTAAATCGCCGTCTTCAATTTGGCCCGCCTTGGTCAATGCATGGGCATAGCGGGCTTCAGGCGTTGCGTTTGCTCCGGCCTGCCACAGACTGCAAAACGCTTTAGATAGCGTGGTGCTGGAACATATCCGCGCCGTCAATCAAGCCTTCCAGCAACAACAAGCGCAAATCACCCAAGACGAAAGCCGCCCGCCGGTTTTATCCAGCGAAGCGAGGCCGCCTATCGACAAGTTCGAACTAAATAACCGCCTCGCTCCACTGCGTGTAGGCATGGCAAGCCTTGTAGACGGCTTGGTTGAGGCCGCGCGGGCTGGCGAATCGAACAGGCCATTCCGGCATGAGGGACTTCATTGTAGTAGTCATCGGTGTATTCGCCATTTTCGGGGCGTGTGTTGGTATAGCGTTCATCATGGGCAGCACCTTCGGTCAGCGCTGCGCCAAAGCCTACCCCGAAGCCCCAGCGCAGCAGGAATGGTGCATAAAGCGACTGAAAGAAGGCGGTACGGTTTACCCAAAACCGGCAGGCTTGGAGCATCCGCATGAGTGACATGGGTAATCCCCGCATGACCGCCCAACCCTGCCGGATTTTTAATTCCGCCGAATTCGATGGAATTAAAACCAAAGTGCTAAGCCCAAAGGCTCAAGCGTGCAGTGCGCTTAGCGCAACTTCCGGCGCGTTATTGACCAAGGTTAGTAATGCCGCAGCCGGGCCGGACGGCGTGCGCCGGTGTTGTTCCCAGTTGCGTAGCGTTTTGGGGCTAACGCGCAACAGTTTTGCGAACTCGCTTTGCGATAGGCCGGTTTTTTCGCGCACATGCTTTGCGTTCACGCTGTCTGCTTCCACTACAAATACGCGAGAAGGCGGGCTATCGCCGCGCAAGATACCGTCCATCTGCTGGACGCTTTGCATCAGTTGCTCAAAAAACGGATTACTCATCATCGTTGCTCCAATGCTCAATCAGGTGACGCAACGCTTTACGCTCTGCCACGCTCAAATCCGCCTGTACATTTTTCGGGTACAGCATCAGCAAGCCAATCTGCGCACGCCCCTTGAACCAGTAATAAATCACTCTCGCTCCACCGCGTTTGCCGCGCCCTGGCAGCGCTACGCGCACTTTACGCAGCCCACCCGTGCCAGCAATCACATCCCCTGCTTCAGGGTCACGTATCAGCAAGCGCTGGAATGCTGCGTAACTGTCATCGTCGAGCAGTTCCGTGACTTGGCGGGTGAACAAAGGCGTTTCGATAAATACCATAAAGTAATCATGCGCCATTGGCGTATGCAATGCAACCCCCTTGACAACCCACCCCATCCCGCTATGCTTAGCCCCGTTACCGTTTGTTGCGGCAGCGCGGGTTTTGCAGCCCGTAGATGCAGGCGCAGCGAGAAACCGCGCCTAAGCCTTTTGGCAGGGAGCGGTTTTTTATTGCGCAATACATGGCAAGTCCTGTTATGGACGGGCTGTGTAGGAGGCGTTCGCGCCTGCCGGTTACTTGTTCCCGGTCTGCAAACCTATACAACCCCGTCCACCCCGTTTTGCAGCGGGACGGCGGGTTTAACCCGAGGAACAAGGAACTTGACCATGACTAATTCAGTCAACGTGCCTGCATTGGCACACAGCATTCACCCATCCGTTCAATTAGTAGAAGGCCGCGCCGTCACTTCCAGCGTGGAAGTCGCCCGCGTGTATGGC